AGACATAGTTTTTCTCGCGATAAATTAAATCAGGAAGAGGCTTCCGGAGAGACGGGCCATTCAATGGCGTTATATGAGGTTTTATCAGTGATAATGTTGAAATCCATCGCCTGCAGCGATTTCGCGTAAATGCGGTACGCTTTCAGTTTCTCCCTGTCTTCGTCACTGATTAATCCCAGCAGCAGGTCTTTTTCCCATTCGCTGGTCATGATGCTGGCCTGTTTTAACAGTGCATCACGCTCATCTTCCGCTTTAAGTTTGTAGTCAAAAACAAATTCATCATTGCGGTAGAACCAGTAACCAGGCGCGGTAATACGGCGATTGGCGGTAATATCCGGAACTTCAATAACACTGGCGTTACGGGGTTCAATGCCTGTCACATCCTTACCGACCCACACCACGCGCCCGTCCCCGGAGTAAACCATTTTTATTGTGTCACTGGCAAAGTTCTTCTGTTCTTCATACCAGTTTTTGCCGTCTTCCGAAAAAAGCCAGGTGACACCATATTGTTTTGTCAGTTGATATTGTTCCGCGGTTTTCGGATTACCCGCAGTAATATTTTTTAAATGTAACATTGTTAAACACTCGCCACGTTATACCAGGTGCCATTAATCAGTTTCTGAAGCGGACGGTAATACACGCCGCCGATGTTATCTGCCGAATTACTTCCGGTTTCCTGCACATTAATACCGGATAACCCGTGGCCTGAAGGTGAGCGAAATGTCCAGGATACCTGGTTACCTCCCGGGTTGTAATACATTTCGGAACCATAACGCACATCCTGCACGCCGCCATTTCGCTGCTGATAGCGGGCATCAAAGTTTCCGTAGTTTGATGGAACCATCTGCCCGTTTACGGCAAACGTTATGCTGTTATCCGTATTCCTCTGACTGTAAAAATGCCAGCCAGAATCATCACCAAGCTCTGCAACAACAGGCCTTGAGGAATTTCCCCATAGATTAAATCTTGCACTCTTCGTGGAAGAACTGTCACACGACAGCGTGAACTTTCTTAAATTGCCGGTCGAGAGATTTTCTAATGCCAGCACACCGTTTTTTGTAAAACGAAAGGCGTTGTGTCCCTCTGCAAACACATTAATAACACCGCGTCCGCCCCACTTAAAACCGGTATTGCTATCACAGAGCGTGAGTGATTTTTCACCCAGATTGTTCTCATTACCGATGCCAATCCTGTCACCAATAACCACATCGCCCTGGCGCAGGTTAATGGAAATGGGCCGCAGTGGACCAATATCGCCATTCTCGCCCTGACCTTCACTGGTAGGAATAAGGTGCAGGCACTCTTCCGAACGACGAAAAATAAGGCCAAAGGCTTCGTTGAAAATCCTCAGCGCATTAACACCACGGATTTTCAGCTCCCCGGTCATGGTGTCACCATCACGCTGAACGGCATTTTTTGCCTTGTCCATCGTGGGTTTTAATCCGAGGTTTTCAACAGCCTCATCCTTATCTTCCACATCCGAAAGGTTATTTTTTATCAGCAATGCCTCTTCGTTAATCGCACCGCCCACCAGTAATAATATGGCTTTATATAGCTGATCGTGTTCTTCTTTATTCAGTTCTATCCCGGCCTTCTCAATGACACCACAGATTTCCTCCTGAATGGCATCCCACATGGCACTGTTCAGCCAGGTGGCAAGACGCCCCGTCCGAATATTTCCGTCAGTGAATCCGTTCTTGCCCGGACCAAACTTATCTTTTACCGCTGTCAGCGTATCAATCCTGTGCATCTTCATCCTCATCTGGATAGGAAAATAAAACGACAGTATGTGACGGACATAATTTATTAATCACGCACTCCGCAATCGTATCGCCCCACGTCCGGATCGGTGTGTTACAGGCATCCGTACATGTCTGCCACTGCGCGCCAGCATCCACTGGTAACGTCACACGCCAGAAATAACGCCAGCGATCTCCCCATTCCGGATCAGGGCTTGCATCCAGATGCTGGAACTGTTCGATCGTCACGCCGGTATATCCCAGCGCCTCAAGCTGATCCAGGAAGAACTGCTCATTTATGCCACCAGCCACATTGGCTTTTGCTTCAAGACGTTGCTGACGCTGGCGTAATGTCTGGGTTCCGACAGGGGAACAGGAATCAGGTAAACCATACAATTCTTCATAACGATCAATCAGCTCTGTGGACTGGCCGGGATCGATTTCAATCACCAGTTCATCAGCCCGCTGGTGAACACGCACAAGCGATGGTGCCAGACCGTCAAGTACACCGTCGGTATCTGACCATGCAGGTCCCGGCGGCATCAGGCCATACAACAATTTTGTATAATCATCCTGTAACGTATCCATTATTTACTCCTTACCGGGTCATAAGCCTGCCATGTGATCTCCCCGAGTACCGGAAGCTCAGTTTCCCCCAGGTCAATATCCGATGAAGGGTCGATGAGTCGATGGGCCACCTCGCCTGCAGATAAACTGATAGCCTCGCTGATTCTGGACAGATACATGCGCCCTTCCGGCACACCATCCCGGAACATCAGCGCATTCAGTTCTGATTTTATTGCCGCCCTGATTTGCGGTGTGTCTTTCGATAACGCAATCGTCATCGGGATAACTTTTTCTGTGGCACCGAATACATACAATCCGCTTCCGGCAACAGGTGCCAGAGGAAGGATGTGGTCCCTGACTGCGTTAATCACGCTTTCATCCGGGGCCGGGTGTTCAGGATCGTTCGTCGCCACCATCACGCCAACCGTTCCAATACCTTTCCAGTGTCTGAAAGTCCATGCACGGTTAATACCCTGAACTTCTTTCGCCCAGATAACATAATCAGGGTCTGCGCCCCCCTGTGGAATGTAGTAATAACGTTCCATAACGCGGGCACGCCATATTTCCAGATTTTCAATATCTTCACCGTCTGTAATGGTGTCAGCGTATCCTGTGGACGGCAGACCACTGACGGGTGTTCCCAGCTGCATGGCAATACCATCATCCGTATTCCCCGCCGATCCCGGTTCGTCTGCCACAACAGGCACCCGGAGAAGACCATCGGCTGCGGTCACCGTCGCCGTCGTGGTGAAGGTCACCTGATCATCACGCTGGATCTGCGTTCCCGCTGGCAATACCGGCGTCCCCTCTACTCCATCCCAGCGCACAAATCCCCGGGCTGCCACCGCATCTTTTCGCGGGCAGCGTTTGATTCTGGCGTGCCGGTACAACCAGTCTTCATCACACATGTCCGGCAACAGATTTCTGGCAAGATAATCGATATACCCGTACAACGTGTGTACGGCTGCAGCCTGTACACGGGCATACACTTCCGCATCCATACGACGAAGCAGCGTATCCTGCTCAAAGCGGGTTAATAAATCGCTCCGGATCATAGAAATAAGTTGCGGGAGGCCGGGGCGATAAAACTGACTGTCAGCCATTCAGTTCACTCCAGATATCATCAAAAATAATGTTGTGAATATTGCCGTCACGCTGGTAAATGGTAATGGCAAGTGCCAGCGAGTCTGTCCCGGTCCTGACAGCGTTAATATCAAGACGGGAAGCAACACCATCCTCCACCATCCACGCCAGCGCTTCACGGGCATAATCTCTGGCAAGCTGCGGGGTTTTATTTGTCAGCTTGCTGCGTCGCAACAGATACAGACGCGACCCCGTGCGATCATTCTGAACCGTAGGCCAGGTATCCCCCCACCATCCAAATATCTGCGGTGCATCATCATCACGCCCTGCACGCCGCCAGGTAAAAAGCGAAATAATCACAGCACGCGTCAGAAGGTCGAGCGAAGCCCCGGTCGACACGGGTCGCCCGTTAACATTAATCATCATGATTTTCAGCCCATCGGTTGATCCGGTGTGTCAGTAACTCCGCCACCATCACCATTTTCGGGGTGTTTGTGGGCATTGTAGGTCTGCCGCATTTGCTGCATGCTGAGTCCGCCACTGTCGCAATTGTCAGTAATATCAGCGGTGGATTCGACAGGCATTTCAAAGCGCGCTTTAGGCGCGTTTTTAAAAATAATGGGCTTCCCGGCCCCGTTCACCACAATACCGGAACGGGTCAGGACAACGGACTGCCCCTGATCGTCATAAAGCGCCACTTCCCCACGTTTCAGTCCTTTCAACCGGTAACGTCTGTCAGCCACGACCACAACCACACCATGTGAACGATCGCCCGCCGGGAATAAAGCAACGCCCTCAGCACCGTCCTGTGCGGCAGATGTAAAACCATAAGGTTCAAGGTGTTCAACGTGTTGTTTCTGATCTCCGGCTATCATTTTCAACCCTACAGACTGACACTTTCTGGCGGAATCCACCGCCGTGATGACAGCCCGGGAAATCAGATTGCGAAGAGAAAACCCGTTCATCAGAAATCCTCCTCAACATTTTTTTTCTTCCTGGCGGTAACAGGCTCGGGGAGATAAGCATCTGCCGGGCCAACCCGTAATTCAGTCGTCGTGCCCCGGTCGTCCTGGTTATAGGTGACTTCTGCGATCACCAGTTCATCATTATCAAAATTATTCAGCGGGTCGAAAACGATGACAGATAACCCCGGACGCCATAACGCGCCACTGCCCTGCCGCCAGCCCTGAACTGTATATGTTGTCTCACGGGTAAGTGCAGCCCGTTGGCGCGCTTCAAATTCACAACGGGCCTTACAGGTTGCTGTCGTTGCTGTGCCTGACTGCTGAATCAACAAAGGGCGATAACGGGTCACACCACTGTCCTGAATAGTCTGTCGTATTGCGGCAATGGTAGCCTCACCAAAATCATCGTCGTTGCCCGGTCGCTGCCCACTGACCTGATATTCAGAAAACCGCTCTCTGATGCTTCTTTCCGTGTCACAGGAAAGAATATTCTCTCCCAGAACCAGCGCCGTCGCCGCTTTACCTGTTCCGGGTTTTCCCAGAACCAGTCGCCCGCATTCATCGTCATAAGCCAGCGTCTGAACCTGCCCCAGTAACCGGTTAAGACAATCGGCAACGGTTTCGCCGTGTTCCGGCTGGGCATCAATCACCGCTGTCTGCGGCACGCCAGCATCAACAACGGTGATGCCAAATGGCGCAGCCAGTTCACTGACTATTCTGAGCAGGTTTTTTCCGCTCTGCTGGAGTGGCAAAGCAGAGCAGTCAACCAGATCGGCTGTTTTGCTTCGCCCGACAATCCCCATGCTGACGCTGCTGGCGTCATAACGAAGCGGTAACGCCTCCACATATCCGGTGAGCACGGGCTCATCCCCGATAAGCACTTCAACCAGCTCACCATTTTTTATCCGGGGTTGATAATCCCCGCTTCCGGGCCAGCGGGTGGTAATGGCGACATTAAAATCCCGGGCAATACGGTTAATGCCCGCACTGATACGGACGGATGTCCAGCCGCCCCATTCGCGACCGGAAACCCGAAGTAAAACGGTATTATTCATCTGACGGGTACCCTTAATGCCCTGACCGGAACAAAGCCCGGATGAGAGATGGCATTTCGCTCAAGGATATCAGTTTCACGGGACGCATCGTCGTACCATGACGCAGCCAGAACAAGCGCAGGAAGAACCTCCGCTGGCGTTCGCTCTGCGGTTTCCTCCGTCTGAACCAGACGGGCCTGAATATCCCGGTTCAGTTCTGTACGTAATGACGTCAGCTGAAAAAACAGACTGTCATCCGCCGTACGCCTGAGCTCCTGTTCAATTGCCGCGTTCAGCGATTCGCGTATGATGGTGAGATTTTCCCGCGTGGGTGGTTGCGCTGTCTCATCCTGCTCTGTGCTGGCTGCCACGCTGTCAAGTGCCGGATGAGAAACGTGAATAATATCGGACTGACGTTCAGTGGAACCACCAACAGCCACAACCGCCTGCTGATTTTTCACCAGACTTCCGGGTTGCGGCAGTGAAGTGACCGCCCTTGCAGCCTCGCTGATTGCCGTCGTCCGGATGACTGCAGCCACCAGATTTGTCTGCTGTTTTTGCCTGACAACCGATGCGGAATCTGTGGGCCACACCGCACGCGGTGCCAGTCCTGGATCCAGCGTAATACCGGACATTGTCGTTATGGACTGCACCAGATCCTGTGTGTTATCCACCAGTCTGGTTCCTGCCCGCCAGGTATCCTGCAACGTATGCACAAAATCACTGGCAACCGATGGAGGCATCAGAATGACGGATAAATCGCCCTGCATCAGCCTCATTCCGGCAGAAACAGCAGAATTAACCATTTTGAAAGCCGTCTGAACGGTTCCCAGCATATCGGTTGCCCGGGCAATAACATCGTTCTGAATAAAGTCCGATATTCCCGCGAGATCAAAATCGCCGAACATGTCTTCAATCAGCTCATCCAGGAATCCGGACGACTCCTCCAGTTTTCTGGCGGTTGCGGCTCCGGCGACCGGAAATGACAGTTCCCCGCTCTCAACAAACTGAAATGACACCCGACACATACGGCCTTCCGTGCTGGAGTGAGAAACAGTCACCTGTCCGTCAATACAGCCCAGCATTTCACCGAATTGCGGATGGATAAGTGTCCCCGGCCCGGCGGTTTCAATCGCTGTAATCAGCCGATCGCGCTGCTCTGCGTAATCATCACCAACGAGATACGCATTAATCGTCAGCCGTCGCGTGGCACGCCCGAGATCTTCCGTGTACGGTTTGTCACGGTTTGGATATTCATGGACCTGAACGCGGCGTCCGAACGTACCCTCATCGCCTTCCACCGAAAACGGAACGCCACGAAATGAAGCGTCGTAAAGATTATCGCGCCAATTGATACCTGAAGATGAAGAAAGGAGTGAAGAAAGAGAAGGTAAAGAAGGTAAGTCCATACTGTCTCCACTATAAAAAAACCGCCAATTTCTGGCGGCTTATATATTAATCATCATTAATATCTTTCATATTCAATTTGCAATTTTCGTAGGTCACTCCCGACTCGCCATTAACATTAACTCCAGCTCTGATATTCCCGTTTTCTTTTACATCTACAAAAAACTGGCCTCTTGGCATCTTGAATGCAAATGTAAAACCAACAGTATCTGAATCAAAATCATCATCTTTATGTATTGGGATCAAAAATGTCATCGTCGCTGGTGATGCATTGTTTGCAAAATCAAATACACCTATACTTTTGCCGAATTCATAAGAAGCTTTTCTCAATATAATCGCACCGCTGGCAGAAGGGGATGGGCACGATATCCTCAGTTGTCTGAATCCATCTGTATCCAAGTCAACATCATTATCTGCAGATGTTTTAACGTTACTAATAAATCGTGAAACAATCTCCTCATTTGTTAGTATTTTCGCCTGAACACAGCAAGAGGTTAATATTGCAACCGTCATTAAAAATGGCTTTATCACAAAACAAACTCCATTGTTAGCATGTTACGCGATAATTTTGCCTCATCTCTCACCACAAAAAAAGAACTCACCTTTTAAATGGAGAATACCCAACATCATGGGTGATTTTCATAAAGGGATCGCCTGTTTTCGGCAAATCGATGACGCGCATTCCTGGCGGCGCGTTGTCAAACGTCACCTTAAGTTCGCTGCGGGTTGCCGGTGACGATGAAAGGCTTAACAGTTGACTCCTTTCCAGTGATACATTTGGGGTGTAGCGTTTATCTGGAGATAAATACCCATCACCACGTGGCATCTGCCATCCGGTCATGTCATAGACAAAATCATGGAACTGTTTGCCCCACTCGTCGAACTTATCATTCAGACCAAATCCACTGTTCAGCGCATCAGCTACAAAATTTTTAACAAGCCAGGGATGTTCTTTTTCAAACTCCTGCGCCATCATGCCCAGTTCAAGCAATCCACCAATCAGACTGATCTTTCCAAGACCCTTTAATTTCAGCGCTGTTTTTCCTGCCGCCGCTGTCCATTGATTCTGGGCGACTGTTGCCGCACGAATACTTGCCACCGCCTTCACACCAATATACAGGGCAGAAACCGTTGCTATTGTTTTTACTGCCTGTTCCCATCCCCCCATTGCTCTGACAACCTGATCAACCTCCTGCCAGACTTTTTTCACAACCGGCCCGACCGTTTCCCAGTTATCAATTATGAGATATGCACCACCGACGAGAAGCGCAATTAATCCCTTTGCCGGCGTCATATTCATCACGCTACCCATGATTTTTGTTATGCGTGTCAATGTGCCAATCGCCACGCCCATCGTCAGTAATGCCGCTCCAGTTTTCGCGATGGTTTTTACGACCTCAGGATTTTCTCTGACAAACGTGCGCACTTCTTCCAGAAAAGGCTTCATCTCTTTTATGCCTTCATTGAGTGAAGGCAGGAAGGTTTCCCCCAGCGTGGAAGAAATCGCATTGATCTGGTTCTGCAGCAGCAACAACTGATTTTCCGTCGTCGCGGCACGGGCGGCATATTCTTTCTGCATTGAGCCGCCATACTGCTGCGCATCCGCCACACGATTAAAATTGGTTCGCAACAAATCCAGATTCGTGAGCAGCGGCGCAATGGATCCAGAAGATTCCTTGCCGAACAGTTCATTAAGCGCGGCGACCTGTTTTTCTTTCGGCAATTTCGCCAGAGAATCCAGTACGTGCAGCATGGCCCCACGGGCGTCTTTCTGCATATCCGCCGCCAGTTTTTTCGGGCTAATGCGCAACGAGCGGAGCACTTTTTTCTGCGATTTGGTGGCGGAATCCCCCGCTGTCAGCGACAGCATAAAATTCTTTATCCCCGTCGCTGCAATTTCTGATTCCACCCCCATTCCGGCAATGGTTGCCCCCATTGCGGCAATCTCTCCGGAGGCCACACCCGCAACACTGCCTAAAGGGCCAATACGGGTCACAACATCAGAAATCTTTTTCGCACTTGCAGGACCAGTATTGCCAAGATAGTTAATCTTGTCCGCAAGTCCTGCCACTTCTCCCTGTGTCAGCTTAAAGGCTGTGCGCCACTGTGCCATCATCTGACCGGATTCTTCCGCCGTGGTGTCAAAGGCCACCCCCATCTTCACGGCGTCGTCAGTAAACTGCATCAGCTCGTCACGGGCGATGCCAGCCTGACCACCCGCCGCCACGATTTCGGCGATACCTTCCGCCGACATGGGCAGTTCTGTTGACAGGTCGCGCACCTGTTCCGTCATTGCCTTAAACGCTTCCGGCGTATCCAGACCATCCACCACTTTCCGGACATCCGCCATTTTTGATTCAAGGGCAATGGCAGATTTGACCGGGAGCGCCAGCGCCCCCAGTACTGCGGTTCCGGCACCCGCTGCGCCCAGAGACAGGCTGGCAAACTCCTTTTTAAAGCCTTTCAGCTGGCGCTGCATCCCCTTCAGCGGTGCCGACACCTTATCCACGGCAGTGATGATCGCCTTCAGCTGAAAACTGTCAGCCATGCTTCATCTCCTCGTTAATGCGGACGGCCTCGGCTTCCAGTTCTGTAAACTGCGAAATAGCCACCCGTCGCAGCTCCAGTGGATTCAGTTTCCAGAACCAGGCAACATTGTAGAGTCGTTTCCGGAGGTGCTTCCCGTCTCCGACTGGGTAAAAAAACGCAGGATCTGCATGCTGGTCTTAAAAATATCCAGTTTTGCCATCTGCGCCGCCGATGAACGCGGGATCCCCGCCAGCAGCGGGATATATTTCAGTGCCACCTGGCTGTCCAGTTTAATACTGCCCTCACCGGAAATAATGAAAGGAAAACCCAGGGCCTCGATTTCGTCATACGTGGGTTCACGCAACTCCAGCACATGCAGCGTTTCGTTATGCGCTGTCACCGGTTTTTTTAAAACAATTTCTGTCACGCTCATTACTGATATCCTCCCTCTTCGCCGTGGAATTCAAGATCTGCCGTACCTTCTTCGGCATTATGGTTTGCTTCGCCATGCAGCCAGGCCGCCGAAAGCACATACACCATGCCGTTTGCCAGCTCGGCAGTAATCGTCATCTGGTCTGAGGCGGTAATTTTGTCGACCGGAAAATTTTTGGGCACTTTAAACGTGCCCTTAACGTAAGGTGACCGCCAGGTCTCCTTGTAATCCACATCACCAGCCATGCCGACGACATCATCCCGGACATTGGTGTTCATCGGCACTTCAATGCCACCTGTCAGCGATAACTGCTGACCATCCACTTTAAAAAAACAGGTTCCGGCGATCTTTGCCATTATGCTGACTCCTCTGAATACTGGAGACGGAACTGGTTAACCACCGCAAAGACACGTAACTGGTTAACATAATCCGGCGGGAACAGCGTGTTCAGTCGGTTCGGGTTATCCGCATCACGCTCAACTATCAGATACTGTTTAAACAGATCGTAATTTTCCACAATACCGGCACGCTCCATCTGACGATATGTCGCCAGAAGCTCCCCTTTGATAACGGCAGGAGTAACAATCGCCTGCCCAGGACCAAAACGGGTACCATCATTTGCCAGCTTGTGGCGTCCGTACTTGCTTGTGATGACCGATTTCAGTTTGCGAAGAACATATGCGCTGGTATGCAGTGTTTCACTGTCCAGATAGCTGTTGTCTGCCACGCCATATGCATTCTTTTTGTATGTGGTTACGGAACGCTGGATCCGCAACGTGCCGCCTTCCACATAAGCCGTCGCCACGCCGTGAGATAAAAGGGTCTGCTGCTCTGTCATGATGAATCGCTTACCTTTCGGTGCCGGAAGCATCCCCACCAGTTCCCCCGTCTGTGTCGGACGGGCCGGGTCATTGCGGATAAATACCGCTTCACGGGCAAGGCGACTGGCAACCAGTTCATCGACAGGCGACTGGGTTTCTTTTTCGTAACCGGCAAGCGTGATATGTTGCTGATTATGCATATCTCCGGCATCAACCAGCTCTGACAGCGTTCCCAGCTTTGCGGTATAGACATGCCCGTATAACTGGCGCGCATAACTCCAGCGACCGCTGCTGTCATTCATTTCGGTCATCATCATATTGATGGAGGCGGCATCGTTGAACGGCAGACCGATAAAGTCGAATGCCTCATCGCCCATAGCAGCAACAGCGGCAGTAAGATCAGGCGCGCCACTACCCGCAGTTCCGGCTTCCGTCACAACCTGAAGCCCCGCAGGCAGAATCTCACCACCACCAGAACCATAATAATTCAGGCAGACAGGCAACTCGTTACCATACAGCCCCTTATGGCGGGCAGTCAGCGTCACCACACCTGCATCAGATGACGCCGCAAACGGCAGGGTGATAACCCCGTTTACCGCTTCCTTAATCGCGGTGGCAACCGCAGTAGCATCATCGCCATTCACCACAGGCACCTGTACACGGGAGCGCCCGACATACAGACTCAGGGTGCCGCTTTCCTCTGCTTCTCCGGTAACTGTCACCCTGACCGTCGCCGCCGCCCCTCTGGCTTCCGGTACTGCAATAACATACAGTTCACCGAAAGGATCTGTCTGACGGTAGACGTCAACCATACGCGCCAGCTGGCTCCCGGCCCCACAAATCTGACGGGCATAATCTGCCGACGGCATCAGCACCAGGCTGTTAACCTCAATGGCGGCATCGTTGCTGGCATGTCCAATCAGTAATGCAGGCGCGCTGGTCACCGCTGTATTTGCCGCAGAATTGTCCATCTCGGCGTAGAACAACGGCACCAGCGTATTCGACGGAACAGCACTAAAACTTATTGTCATGATTCTTTAGCCTTATCCTGTTTAACACGTACCACATCACCCGCCGCTATACGGCGGAGCCAGTAGCTGTTTTCTTCCACATTTCGCCCGTCAGAAGGCAAAAGATCTCCACGGGCAGGGTCAGGAACCGACCGCCCTTTCAGGGGTTTCACAAACATGAGGGACTCTTATTTCTGAGGGAAACGCATTTCCAGATGGTGCTCAAAGTCACCATCCGGGCCAGTACCAGGATCGATGTAATCCACATCAATACTCAGCAGGGATAAATCCGGCAGAGCATTCACGTCCTCTGCCTGTCGCGTGTCTTCTTCCGTGATTTCATGCTTCGCCGTAAAATCAAACTGGTAATACAGTTCGTAACGGTTCAGATCCAGCAGGGTGCCACCGGCATAAACAATCTCGCCCCCCTGCGGGTCCGGCATCCACCCAAGCAGGGCTTTCCAGAGTTCTCTCCGGACATCATGAACGGCGTCATAGGCTGCCCACTGCCCTTTTTCATCACGCTCATTGCTGAGCACAACAATAACGGAGAAGCCTTCTGTCAAATCCTGCCAGTAATCGGTCTGTGATTTTTGTTCCCCCGGCGCATCGTCAGAGGGGACAACATAGGCAGCAGGCAGACGCAGTTTTCCGGCATCAGGGATCGCCTTAAACTGCGCCGCACCACCAACACGATTCTCAAAACGCGGGCATCGCTCACGCAACGCCGCAATTATTGTTGTCAGTTTCATTTATGCTTCCTTTTTACCGGACGTAACGAACGCTGCAACTCACGGGACAACAGTTCCTGCGTCCAGTGACGCCGCCGCTCAATAACGTCAGCCATAAAGTTATTACGCGGGGCCAGCCGGAAAGTCGAAGAATGGTGCTTCTTCTGCCGCTTATCCTTTTTATCCATTCCATAAGCTGAATGGCGAACACCGTAATACAGAAATGCCGGATAATAGGGTGCGCCTTCAGGGAAACGGCGATTCCCCTGCCCGTTTTTCTGGTTAGGAGAAATTTTCACCATCAGTCCGGGGCGACGCGTCGTTTTTTTGGGAACGTAATAACCGATGGAGCGGGCCAGACGCCCGGTCTGATACCCCGGGTTCTCTCCCGGGTCAGAACGCCCGCGTTTAATCACCAGACGTCTGGCGTCACGCATGTAAACGCGCCCGATCTGCACAAATGCCCGACGCAGACGGGCGCGATTAAACTCCAGCTCCTTTGGTTGTTTAAAGTCGACGTGTAAAAATGCTGTCTGATTCATGGCATTCACCCCGTCGTCGCGCTGTACGCAGTTCTTCACATTCCAGCAATAAAAAACGCCGCTGACCGTTCAGGTCGCGTATTCGCCGGATCCGGTACTCCTGACCGTAATAAACCACCTCATGATCTGCCGTGATGTCGTGACGGAAACGGATCGTAAAATAATGCGTAACGATATTTTCTGTCTGCACTGAGCCCTGATAAGCGGCAGCGCCTGGCTGAGCCACCTTTGCCCAGACATCAAACGACTCCGTATATGTCGGCTCCGTACCAAAATCAGCGGTGGGTTCATCCACCCGAAGGCGGATCTTTATCCGGCGATTCAGCTCTCCGGGATCCGGTAAAAGGTAAGTGGCACTGGTCTGACTTTGCCTGATTTTCATAGCGGGACAATCCTGTAAGGGCCAGCAAGCCATCTGAAACTCATTGGCGTTTCCAGTTTCTCCACATCGGTGATCGTTGAGCGATTTTCATAAAAATGACTGACCAGCATCAGCATTGCCAGACGAACATCATCAGTCAGATGCATCCCGTCAGGATCGTCTTCCGGAATCGTCTCTTCCGGGGCATACAACTTCCTGTTCAGGTATGTCTCTGTTCTTTTCTGTACCGCCTGCGCCAGCAGTTTCAGAAAATCGCCGTCACTGTACAAACCATCATCGAGCCGGAGGTGAGATTTAATTTCCTCTTCTTTCAGGAGCATATTTTCCTCCTGTGCCCGCAATTACGCGGGCACAAAAAAAACCGCATTACGCAGCGGCTTTCTGGCGGGTTGCAGCCCCAATTTTCATCAGCTTAATCGCCTGAGAATCCACCAGCATACCGCCGGTTCGCTTGGTGGTATAAAAACCCACAAACGGTTTATTGGTGTACGGATCGCGCAGGATACGGGTGCCGATGCGATCAACGATGGTATAGCCACGTTTGAAGTTACCAAACGCAATGGCTTTTGCATCGGCAGCAATATCCGGCATCTGTTCATTCTCAACGATGCCATACCCTGCCAGAGAAGAAGGCTGACCCAGCTCAATACCCGGACGCCACAGATAATTTCCGTCGTTATCCTTCAGCAGGCGAATGGCAAACAGGCTGCTGTTGTTCATCATGAACTTCGCGCCGCTGCGGTGCGCCTTGCGCAGGGTGTAAATCAGTTTAATGATCGCATCAGCGGTCACGCCAGAAGCCGCGCCGGAAGCAATGTGCTGAAGTTTGCCAAACGCACGGGTCTTGTCATCTTCATCGGTGGACTCATAAGCCAGAAAACCTTTTGGTTTTTTGCTGCCGTCGCCACTGGTAAAGGCAATTTCTTCCTGTTCGGCAAATTCCAGCGCCAGCTCACTGTTGATCCAGTCTTCCACATTGAAGAAAGCGTCATCGAGCATTTTCTGGGTGGCCTGCGGGTTGCCGTAGATTTCCCCCATAAAGGGTTCAATCAGCCCCAGTTTTGAGGTGGCGGTTTCCGGACGTGCATCCGTTTCCCCCACCCATCCGGACGTTGTGCCGCCCAGATTCACCAGTTTTTTATAATCCGAGCCCCCGAGGGTGATCACAGTGGCTTCCTGGCGCATCACCACCTCATCTTTCAGTAGCGTCAGAATGGTGCGATCCAGTTCTTCCGGAATGGCATAACCGCCATCTTCATCATTGCCCACCTGCAGCGCCTTACGCTCCAGCTCACGCAGGCCGTCTTCACGCCCCTTGCGCATAAATCCGATAAACGCTTCTTTGTGTTCACTGGCAACTTTATTTTGCGTGCCGCCTGCCGGACGCTTGATGTCTGCCAGCTCTTTTTCCAGGTCGCTTTTCAGGTTCT